AAGTTCCTAAATCACCTGTTTGCCATGTTTGTGGTAATCCAGCTAAAATATATCATGCAAAGAAATGGTGGTGTAAGACTTACACAGAGATAGGCGAGTTTAATATAAAAGGACATTGTAGTAATGATAAATTGCCCAAAATGTAAGGACGTAGAAATGATATGGGGGGGTGACCATGATAACGAAGATGATATGGACGATAAACAATATTTAGTTATGAGTAATTTTAGTTGCCCAAAGTGTGAAACATTTGTATATGTAAACTGGAGTGAAAAAAGTGGAGAATGACGAATGGAAAGAGAAAGAGTTTTATTATGATGGGTGGCTGTTTATTATGACTTATAACAGCAAGCAGTTCACTATTAGACACGAGATTACAGGGAAGGTTCTTACATCAGGAGATTTTTAAATGGTAGCTGAATTTATATTGATGGTAGCAATAGGTAATGAGGCTGGTAATAATAGTTGTTGCCTTGCAGAACATTACGTTGGCACTTTTAAATCGTGCGTTGAAGCTCATGAGTATATAAAAAACCATATACCTGAAACACCAAAAGAAACACGATGTTTACATAAAGAAAACATAAATTTACCTGAAGACTTTAAACATAAATATATTATTGACGCATGCAAAATGAAAAGGAGCTGTGATGGGGAAAGGTAGTGGCAGAAGACCAGCAGGATTAGTAACAGATAAAAAGTTACAAGACAACTGGGATAGAATCTTTGGGCAAAAGCCTAATAACCAACAATTTGAAGGGATAAAAGATGGCAATAAGTCCGACACAAAGAACGCTAAAGAGATTAAGGGATAGTGGTGACTACCCTTTAGTTTCTATAGTAGAAAGATGGAACGCATTTGCCAAGATACGCCAAGATTTGTTTGGCATTATAGACTTACTTGCAATAGATAGTAAGGGTAATACCGTAGGAATCCAAGTCACTAGCTACAGCAACATTAGTGCAAGGGTAAAGAAGATGGAGGATAGTGATGCTATCCAACATTTAAGGGACGCTAACTGGACACTTATTGTTGAAGGATGGCATAAGAAAGACAACAAGTGGGTTAGTAGAATTGTAGACATCAGTTAAGGAGATTGATATGAGCAAGCAAAGAAGTAATTACACAGCAGAAGAACTTGAAGTGTTTAAACAGCGAACTATAGACTTTATACAAAAGCAACCTAATGCTAATAGGTCAAGGATTTCAAAGTATGCAGGGGTTGGTATTTCTGTTTTAGAGAAGCTAGAGAAAACTGGTGCGTTTAAACTACCTAAACCTTTAAATGCAGGGCAGGTACGCAAGACACACGACTGGGGAAATATGCTAGGAAGCCTTAAATGAGGATAGAGCGCCTTATGGTGTTGTTAGAAGACTGGGCTTTTTTTATGAAGCACGATAACAATAGGCTTGGCTATCCTAGTAAATCTCTAGGAATGGCAAGTGGAGGTGACTCCTCCCAAGCGTTTGATGATATGTGCGACAAAGCTAACGCTGACAACATAAGGACAATCAACGCTATTATTAACAGTCTTGATAAAGAGCAACGTGATGCTGTCTATGCTAGATGGTTGGGCAGTAAGAAGCCTATGTACTATGAGTTAAAGCTAGATTTAGCTATGGATAACTTATTAACAATGGCAGGTAGGAGAATTTATGCTTAACCTAGATTTAGATGAAGACGTGTTTGCACACTCTGTTCAATTTAACCAAGAAAATAATATTGGATTAAGAGGTCATGCTGACGGAAGTCAAGAGGAACAGCTAACAGGGATTCTTGGGCAGAACATGATATTTCATGCTTTAGGATTACCTTTAATGAAGCCTGAAGGATTTGATGGTGGAGTAGATATGCGTTTAAACGGCAAGTCTATTGACATAAAAACTATGGGAAGAAAAGTATACCCAAAGAATTATTACGTTAACAACTTAATAGCAAGCCAATTAAAGTACGGAGTTGATGCTTATTTGTTTTGTAGTTACAATAAACTTTCTGATGTTTTGACTGTGTGTGGCTGGATAGACAAAGATAACTTTAAAGAAAAGGCTAATTTTTATAGGGAAGGTGATATAAGAACAAGAAGTAATGGAACAACTTTTGTAACTAAAGCTGACCTCTATGAAATAGAGAACAAAGATTTATTCCCTGTTAACAGCCTTAATGATATAAAAAGGTTAGGTTACCCCTCAAGTGCATAAAGAAAACCTCACCACGAGCCTCCTAACAAGCCAGGAAAGGTGTTTAATCGTCTAAATCAGGCACATTAGCATAGATACTATCAATAATAAGTTCTACAGAAGAACCGTCATCAAGATAAATAACCATACTATCTTCACCATATACAACATCAACAGCATCAATCGTTTTACCAACTATATGCTTTGATATTTCTTGTATATCCATTTTTACTTCCTTTAGATGTTGATACCCAATTAAATGCTTATTGTTTTCTTGAAGGTTGATAAATCATTGCTCCTTCTCCATTAATAATTAACGCTTGCTTTCTAGGAGTTCCTCCATCTTCAACGAAAGATATATGAATCCACCTATCAAATTCCAGAATAAGCTGGTCGTAACGAATATCGGAACTAATAATATCAGCAAAAATAATTTGAGGACTGCCATAAGCGTTAGATGTAAAGTCACAAGCCAGACCTTGAGTGTGTTGAGAGGTTCGTTTGCTACCCAGTAAATCGTTAAGTTCAGGACAGCGATAACCAGAAGATACATGTATGGGTGCGTTAAGTAAGTTTCTAACATCTTCCATTCCGTTTGCTAGTATACATAAGTTGTCCAGTATTCCTTCATGAGGAGTGTTGTCTATACCTTTCCTTGTAGCCGTTTGGCTAAAGGTAAACTCTTCTAATGTAAAGTGAGGTGTTAACCTTGTCATTTAGTTAATCCATTTTTCTTTTCGTATGAACGTAATCCACCTAATCCAAGCATACCCATAAGCACAGGTAGCATAGTAGAAGTGTCAGCCTGTGGTACTATTATACCTAACGGATGGAGTAAAGGCGATACAAGAAAGTTAATAGTAAATCCTGCTACACATACCCATCCTACTGCTGGTCGCCAACCTGCTTGAAACCATGCACCTTTAGCATCCTCTTTGTTGACAGCTATCTGTGCTATGGCTATCTCATGGGCTTGTTTCTCTGCTAGTGTAGATATCTCAAAGGCTAGTTTTTGTTTAGTGTCGGCATCAGGTATAAACTTATCTAGTATTGCTGCGACTGGGGCTATAAGGGCTGATAACATTAGTAAATCCATCCATATAATATACAAGCAATAACAGGGCTAATAGGTAGCACTGCTAGTAGGGTGAGTATTGCAAGAAAAATCTTACGCATGAGTAATGATGGCATAGCAGTAGCTCCATAATAATACAATTGCAAAACAAATGATGACGGTAGTTTCTTTCATAGCCCACCCAAACTAATTAAGACTTTTATTAATAAGAATACAATGCCTGCAAATACTGCCATGATAATCTTTTCCATCCTAGCAAGCCTTGCATTAATACCTTCATAACGAATGGCACAAACTTCTTCATGCGTATGTAAGTCTGCTTTTACTTCTTGTACTTGGTTAGTTGATGCCATTATTTTCCCTTCGGTGCGTTATATAAATTGATTGGGGGTAAGGTAAGTTCTTGCCACATTATTCTTCCTCTGGCAATCTTGGTGCAAGCAACGAGCTTAATCCAGCTGCATTTACATTTCTTTGGCTTGGAGTTAAGCGTGGTAACTGTAATAAACCTCTTAACCCTTCTGGACCTGGTTGATTTAGTTGTGAAGAACGCAATGCTTGTTGAGTTTTTGGTGTAAATAAATATTTAGCTGCTTGATATTTTGAAATTGTTGGCACTGCAAGCAAGGGATTTCCAGTAATTACTCCGTAAGTAGACAGACCAATATCAAGAACAGTAAATGGTGGTTGTTGTATTGACTTGGGAACTCCAGATATATCCTTATATCCTTTATACATTTTAGCAACTGACTGTATGTTTTTATCAATTAACCTTTTATCGTATGCTAACCTTGATATAACTTTTGCATCTACATTTCCAGAAACATCATTTAATGCTTTTTGTACTAAATGTGCTTTAGCTATTTGAGTTCTTGCTTTTTTTAACTCTG